AACAAATCATTTACAATTTATTCAAGACTTATCCGACACGTTATGTTATTATAATGATGTCGAAAGACAAGGCAACAAACAACAAACAACAAACAACAAACAACAAAGAAAGGTAAAAGGTATTGACATGAATAAAAAAGAAGTAAAGAAATTAATAAAGAATTATGTAGAGGAAAACTTAGAGTTAAAGATAGTTCACATTGATAATAAATATAATTTATGGTTAGCTATTAATGAATGTGGAATACCATATCAAATTTATGTAGACTACGAAGATATAGCTTTCAATATTACGGAGCTATCAACAATGTATTTACATAGCTCATGCGTTTATAAATATTATTATAATATGGGATTTGTAAGATTATAATCAGACATTACCACACAACAAGGCTTTAAATAAAAATAGTATTATATAAATAGAGGTGAATTAATATGGTAGAGAATAGAACCATTAAAGACGTAGTAACTGATTATTGTAATAAAATAGAAAGAGAAACTTCTAAGTTAGACAGTAAACATACTTATATTAAAGTGGTTTATCCCGATAACAGTTATTTAATTATGACAATAGATTATGTTCTTAGATATAAGTTTCTTAATAATAGTTTCTACGTGTGCAATCATTTCATTAATAAAGACAATGAATTAACTATATTCTTAGAGGAGAATGAGTAAATATGACAACTATATTAGGAATTATAGCAATTATATTATTTTGTGAATTAGATATAGCTTTTGTTATACTTATAAAGTTATTATTTGATATATACAAGAATAATCATAAGAAAGGGGGTGATAACGATTAGACTAAAAACATTATTATCTGGCTACATAGGTGCGATATGGAGTAGTGCCGTATATGTCTTGTTTGGCAATGTAACGGATGAGCTGAAAACATTAAGTTTGTTAATTCTTTTAGACTTAATCTGTGGTGTTATGACTGCGGCTGTTTTTCACACGTCCAGCAAGACCAGTACAGGTCGGTTATCCAGTACTGCTATGACAAAAGGGATATGCAAAAAAATAGGTATATTCATTTTTGTTGTAATAGGACATATAATCGACAGCACGCTACACATAACTTACATTATGTACGCAGTGGAAATATGCTTTATTATAGAAGAAATAATAAGCATAACAGAAAAGCTGGGTTTAATGGGATTAAACCTACCAGCTCCAATCCAAAACGGATTAGATATACTTAACAAAAAAGTAAACGATATTATGAAAGGAGAATAATATGGAATTTCCAATTATATGTACAGGGCGAGAACATGTAGACCGCTTTGTAAATGAGGTTGCACCGATTGTGTGTAATGAATATATTAAGCGAGTTGAAAAAGGTGAGCGCAGAATATTACCTTGCACAGTAATAGCTCAAGCTGCACTTGAAAGCGGCTACAACATAAACGCCCCGACCCTATTCGGAATAAAAGGTGACGGAATAGTCTTAGATACAAGCGAGTATGTTAATGGCGAGTACGTTAACATCCGCGATAGCTTTAAAGCATATCCTACAATTAGTGCAGCAGTCCAAGGTCTCTATGACCTTATGCAGTCTGAGCGCTACGCTCCTGCGACTTCGGCGGTTGAGTATAGAGAAGAGTGCCGACAGCTTAGCCTATGCGGATATGCAACAGACCCAAACTACGCTGATAAGTTAATAAACATAATAGAAAAAAATAACTTAGAGCAGTACAACTTGTATTGTTTCGCTACGTTAAATGACGACAGCGAAAGCATAGTTGTTGATGATGAAGAGGTTGTTGAATATTTTACCGATAACAATGGTATTTCCTATTCTTTTAATGACCTTGTAAATCTTGTCATTGATGGAGATTTTGGAAATGGCAGAGAAACAAGAGAAGCGGCATTTTTAGAAAAAGGTTTTCCTTCTGACCTCTACGATAGAGTGCAGTCAGAAGTCAACCGCCAGTTAGAAAACTGAAAAAAAAGTGAACTGAGTTCAAAAAATTAAATAAAAGGGTTGCAAGGGTGGGAAATTAGGTATAATATAAATAAGTAATAACAAGTATACAAAGAAAGTGAGGTAAACAAATGGCAGTTGTAAGTAAAGAAGAACTTAAACAGAAAATAGTTGACAGTGGTCTGTCTGATGAAAAACAGATAGAATTACTGGAAGATATTGAGGACAGCTGGACAGATGATGTAAATGAAGAGTACAAAGCTAGATACGAAGCAGAAAAGAAAGAAATGGAAGCTAGTATCGCTAATCTTGAAGCAGAAACGGCTAACCTTAAAGCAAAGTATAAAGAGAGATTTTTATCAGGTGTTGAAGTAAAGGAAGAAAGAAAAGAAGTAATACTTCCAGAAGAAAAAAAAGAAGAAAAAGAAGTTATTGATGTAAAGGAGATTTAAAATGAAAAAAACAACAAACAATGAAAATGTATTAGCGTATAGTGATAATGCACACTTATTGAGTTATATTATTAATCAGTCGCCAGTATTAAGCGCTGAACTTGATTTACCAGTACAGGGGCAGGATTTAAAGCCTATTGGTAAATTAATTATAGATAATGAAAGATATAGAAATGCTTTTATTAATACAGTAAATGTAATATCTTTAACAGTAATTAGCCGCAACAGATGGGAAAATCCGTGGGATTTTACGTACAGAGGAACAATTAGAAATGGACAGACTGTCAGAGAAATGATTTTAGACCTTTGCAAGGTTTATAATTACAATGAAAATGCGGATAATGTAACTCAGTTTTTACAGAATGAAGTACCAAACGTATTTCAGTATCTTCATAATCTGAACTTTCAGGTATATTATGAAACAACAACCAGCGATGAACAGGTTGCTATGGCTTTTGAAGAGGAAGGCGGATTACTTAGATTTATAGAAGAAGCTGTGTCTATGCTTTGGGAGAGTAAAATATATGATGATTATATTATCGACAAGTATCAGCTTTGCCGCAGAATTCTTGAAGGAACAATGACCTCTATTGAAATAGAGGACTACAACACAAAGACAGCAAGAGAACGTGTTTCTGCAATGAAAAATATTTCTAACAAACTCACCTTTAGAAGTCCGAACTACAATCCAGCTGGTATTCGCCGTGCCACTTCTTTTGATAGACAGATATTCATCTTAAATACAGAATTTGAAGCAGACCTTACAACTGAGGTATTAGCTACATCTTTCTTTAGAGATGAAGCTGACCTTAAGTCAAGAATGGTAATGGCAGATAGTTTTTCACAGCATGATACTGAAAGACTTTCAGAAGTTCTTAAAGACCAGTACGTACCTTTTACTAGTGATGAATTATCACAGCTTGCTAATATACCAGGTATTATCATATCTGATGAGTGGTTTCAGAATTATAATTACGGAATGGACGCATCAGCCAACGGAAAGATGACTGAGTTTTACAATCCAACAACTCTTAAAAACAATCATTATCTCCACATTTGGGGTATTAAGAGTACTAGTCCGTTTGAAAATGCAGTTGTATTTACTGCTGGTGTAGCACCTAGTGTTGTTAGTGTTGCTGTATCACCTAGCGCGTTTTCTTTAACTGCTGGACTTACTGCACAGCTTACAGCGGATGTTACAACAACTGGCTTTGCTAATAAAGCAGTTACTTGGTCTATCACAAAGGGTTATGTGGATGGAAAAGTATCTATCACAGCTGATGGTCTTCTTAAGGTTGCAAAGGATTATCCAGTATCAGGTGGCGCACCGCAGATAGAAGTAACAGCAACATCTGTCTTTGATACTACAAAGACTGGCAAATCATTAGTGACTGTACTTTAAAAAAAGTCGCATTAAATCTCACATAAAGGGTATCTGATTAAGATACCCTTTAATATTATGAAAGAGGTGATATAAACAATGGCAAGAAAACGAATACCAACTCAGTTATCTAACCTTACAACACTAGCTATGTGCCGCCGTCAGATGTTTTCTATAGCGCAGAATAGAATACAGTATTCGAACTTAAATGATTATATAGATATGAAATATGTAAATAGATGTTTATTTAAGCAAGGTGTAGTAGCAAGTTTTATAGATGATGTATTAGGACATTTGATACTACCATTTCAGAATGTCGGTACTTTAGATTGTTATGGTAGACCTACAAGTATTATGTGCTATGGCTTAAATGGATACCGCAGTAAAATACTAAATCGTGATGAGTTTGTTCTACTTTATGATACAACTGGCGAATACCCAATTATTTATGATGTAGAACAGTACGCAGAAAGAATGGCTCTTGACATCCGCACTATGGACATAAACATAGGTCAGCAAAAAACACCAAGAATTTTTACTACAAGCAATGAAAATAAAATGACAGTGCAAAACTTAATGAATAATATAGATGCGTGCGAAAATGAGGTAATCGCTTATGACAACATAGAAATAAATGGTCTTAATGCAATATTAGCACCAGCACCATATATATCTGATAAAGTAAATGAACATAAAAGAGAGATATGGAGTGAATTCTTAAGGTTCATCGGTGTAACTGACATAACAATACAGAAAAAAGAAAGACTAATAAAAGATGAGGTAAATTACAGCCAAGGTGGAACGATAATTGGCAGATATGCAAGTGCATATCCGCGTGACATATGGAAACAGCAGTGTAAAGAAAAGTTAGGAATAGATGTAGACTGGCATTTTTACGACAACTTAAATACCGACTTAAGCTTAATTGATAGCAATGGGGGTGATGACTATGATATATCCGATACTCTGTCAAGGTAACGACTTACCTCTAACTTTATATAGCATATTAGAAAGTTATGTAAATTACGGCAAGTCAGCTTCTGATATAGTAAAGATAAAAGATATGTGGAAGGTTGGGCGAACTTATCTATTCGACTTCCAATATCCACTATTAATCGAAACGAAAGAAAACTTTGAACATAACATAATAAATCATTATCTTATGCGCCGCATTAACTACGAAACAGTAAATCTCTTTAAGATAATGTTGGAAAATAAGCTTAATGAAATAATCCCTAAATACAACATTTTGTTCTCTAAGCTAAATGGCTGGGATATTTTTAAAGCAGATACAACGATTAGAGAATATAAAGACAGCGGCTTTAATAGTAATTCGACAACACAACATAACACAGCTATCGGCAATACAACATCAACTGGCAGTTCAGAAAACGGCGGCGACAGCGCTTATTCAGATACCCCTCAGTCACAGATAACTGATATAGCGGATAATTCATATATTTCTGAGTACACGAAAACAAGTAGTAAAGGCTCAACTGATATGACGACAACTAATAATAACACTATTGATAACACGGGCATTGAAAGTGGTACATCTACTAAGGATGTGAACGAAACTGTCACACGCACTGTGTCGAATACATTAGATGTATATCTTAAGTTCCAAGAGGAATATAACAATATTTATACTATGATTTATAAAGACTTAGATTGTTTATTCTATGGTCTTGTTTAGAAAGAGAGGTTAATATGTCAGATTTAAACATTAATAACAATTATACAGATATGACACATCTTACTCCTTTTAAGATGTGCGTATTACAAAACTTTCCGTTCATAGAAGCGGATTTTGATGCTGTTACAAATTACCAGTTGCTTTGTAAAGTTGTGGAATACTTAAATAATATTATTGATAATAATAATAAGCAGAATACAAATATAACACAGCTTGAACAGAATTTTATTACATTGTATAACTATGTTAAAGATTATTTTAATAATTTAGATGTACAAGAGGAAATTAATAAGAAGCTTGATGAAATGGCAGCTGATGGTTCTTTAAGTAAATTAATACAGCCGTTATTTGATGAGTATAAAAAAACTATTGATAGTGAAGTTAATGCTCAAAATAATAAAATAACTGTATTGCAAAATAGAATGGATACATTTGCCAGTTTACCAGATGGTTCTACTTCTGGAAATGCAGAATTAGTAGATATTAGAGTACCTGCGAGTGGATTTAATGATAATAAAAATTATGACACTGCGGGAAATGCAGTTAGAGGACAGGTATCTACTCTAAAAAATAAATTAAGTGAAATAACACAATTATCTACTACTACCGGTTATTACGGAACGGACGGCAGCAGACACGTATCGAACGGCTGGACTATGATAGACCAGTATATTCCAGTATCTATTATAGATACTGTAAATATAACACTTTGGAATGAGATAGGCGGTGTCTGCTACTATGATATTAATTTAGATTTTATTAGTGCTGAAAGTGGTACAGCAAGTGGTAGTGTTATTACAAAATTAACAATACCTAACAAAGCTGTTTATTGTCGTTTCTGCTATTTTAATAATAATCCGTCTGAATTTACTGTTAATTCATGGGTAAAGTTCTTTTTGGATAATTGTATTTATACTAAAAAAGAAATAACACAGTTATCTACTACTACTGGTTATTACGGAACGGACGGCAGCAGACACGTATCGAACGGCTGGACTATGATAGACCAGTATATTCCATTATCTATAATAGATACAGTAGAAATATCTTTGTATTATGAAATAGGCGGAGTATGTTATTATAATAATAACTTAGAATTTATTAGCGCTGAAAGTGGAACAAGTAGTACTATAGCAAAAGTTATTACTACTTTAACAATACCAGATAATGCTGTTTATTGCCGTTTTTGCTATTTTAACAATACACCTACTTTATTTTCAGTAAATTCTTGGGTAAAATATTTTTTAGAAAAAAGCTATAACAACATAAATAATCCAGCTAATGTAATCACAGTCGGTAAAAATAATTGTGATTATACTTCTATTAAAGAAGCAGTAAAAAATGCAAATGATAGTAAAAATAACCCAATTACAATATTAATATATCCAGGCATTTATGATGAGGTTATAGAAAGTCGAAACCGTTATATATCGTTCGTTGGTGTAAATAGAGATACTTGTATTATAAGAGATACCTCTGGAAAATATGCTAATTCACCTATGTGGATAAGTGGGGGTGAATGGCTATTACAAAATCTAACTTTTATTGCAAATGGAGATAATGCTGGCGGATGGGTGCCAACTTGGGAAAACTTCGATTTCCCATCGTATGCAATTCATATAGATGGCGGAGGAGCAGGAAAAGGTAATATTATAAATTGTGTAGCATATAGCGAGTGCCTAAACGCGATTGGAATGGGATTACATTCAAACGAAACTGTTTCTATAGAAAATTCAATAATAGAACGTAACACAACTAATAATAATTATTTAAGCGAATACTATCAAGGTGCTCTTGCTTGTCATAGTACAACTGATAGAAGTACAGTAGAAGAAAATGAAAATCTAATAGTTAAAAACTGTGATATTATCTCTAATACTGATAAGGCAGTGCAGCTTTTTTCATACACCTTAGGCAGTCCGTGGAAATTTACGTTTGAATTAAATACGTTAGAAGCGAATGGAAAAGTATCTGACACAGTATATCTAAGAAGAGGAACTGAGATTTCTGGTGGTGGACTGGGAATAAGAAGTCACGGAAATAATGATAATATTCTAAATCACAATTAACATATTAAAAAAAGTGAACCCAGTTCAGAGAAGTAAAATCTGTACTGAGTTCACTTTTTTTAATAATTACCTAACCCACTATGCGAAGACCATAATGTCACACCTCTTCTAAAAGCACTATTTATAACTGCCATAGAATTAGCTGGAACATCACCATATCCAATGCAACTATCACTACTAATCTTCACAAAATTATGTGTTCCACTATCCAAGTTCGGGGTCTTTAATCTGTTAGTAGCATATCCATACTTATCAAAATATTCATCTATTCGTTTTGCATATTCAGCTCGTATCGACATAACTTGCACAGTAAAGCCCCATGAACCTTCTGCTATTGCAATACCATTTCCAGATGACTGACCATGTACCTTGCTACTCTGATTTCTTGCGACAGATACATCATTTACAACTTGCGCCGCCGCTGTACCTACGCTTAAAGCCGCACCGCCTACAGCAAGAGGATTTCCAACTGCCGCCCCAGTTGCCGCTTGTACACCAGCTCCGATTGTTTTAACAGCAAAGCCTAATCCCTCACTAACCTTGCTATTAGCTAGCCACTGCTTATAGCTATCCCCAAGCCAAGATACTTCGACATCCGTATTTATAAACACTGCATTACTATAATCATCTTCCACACCGCCGTAATTTTTTGGGTATGCTTTAAACTGACTAGTAGGAAATAGTGTACCACGTAAAACAATGCCACCGCCGTCAAATAATTCGAAATGTAGGTCTACACTATCTCCGTCAGATGTACTTAATCTTAAGAACTTGTATGGATATGTAAGAAGCTTCTTAAATTGTGGGGTATAGCCGTCTACATCACTGTTATCTGGTAAACTCATAAGAGAAGACCATGGCTGTTTAGCTCCCGTTGCATCTCCCAATAAAGTAGGATATTGGAACATCCTAACAATTCTATCTTCCACTCCATTGTCTACATAAGGCTTAATAGCAGCTTTTATACTGTCTGTATCCGTAATCGGTATTCCCATAACTGGATGTAAACCACTTAATACTCCATTATAAGAAACAACGTCATTATAAGTTTGCTGATTTTTGTCACTACTGCCAGTAACAAGCATACCCCATCGCATATTAAAAGTATTCATATCAGCCAGTTTAAAAATACCAGTGTTTGTGCAAACGTAGTCTGCACCTAATTCAACAGGCTCTGGATTAGTATTTTCTCCGAGACTATCTGACACTGGATGTTCTCTTTCTACAAAACAAGTAGCCCTAGTCCAGTAATCCCACCATGTAGAAAATTCATCTACTGTATAACCAATCTCAGTACAATTATCAGACTTGTAAGTAACATTATCTATCCAAGCAAAAAACCACTTGTTATCGTAGTCGGGATTTTGGAAACATACATAATTAGACTGTATACAAGCTCCATAGCCGAACGGCGTTGCGATTGTTCCTCTGTTTCTAATAAAGCTAAAATTATTTCCCGTTGCTGTTACGTGTTTATCTTCAGAACATAGTGCTACAATCTCATCTTCATTATATCTAAGAACATTATTGTAATCTCTATCCATTTTTATTCCCTTAGCTAAAATTATTTTACTATTCCTCATTTACAATACCTCTTTTCATATTCTCTCATAACAATATCAATTCGTTGTTGTTCGTAATCTTTCGTAATATCAAGTTTATCTTTAATATAAGATAGTACACATAAATCATCCGCTAGTGTTATTAGAGATTTATATTCGACAATATTCATATATCATCACCTCACTTTTTTATCATAAAGTCTATACACTGCTTAAAATCTGTCCCGCAAAGGTCTGTAGCATAAAATATATTACTTTCGCAAAATGTCTTATCTATTAAATCACGCAACTTAGGATTAATTCTTTTATTAAGATTGTATATATTCTTATTGTAATACATGCCCTCTTTTATTAATCCAACAACTAATGTTTTAGGTTTTATATCCGAATATTTAGGACATATAAACCAGTTTAGAGTTCCAGTGTTATTGTTAACAAGTAGCCGCGCTAAAAATTTAAAATCTTGATACACGAAAACAATATGTAAAACAGTGCGGTAATGTTTTAAGCTTTCGTCCAAGTGTGGTTGAATATTTGTTAACCAGTCGCCACTACCAACCATTTTGTCGCTATCTCCGATTGCATAAGATTTTTCTTGAGGTTTACTTGTAAGTTCTATACCAAACTTTATTGAGTTGTTAGAGTTCTTAATCTTTATAACGTCTATATCTCCCGCATTTTGTTTTAACATAGTAGAGCGCAAGTTCCAACTTCCAAGGTACGGACAAACACGGCTTACAGTGTTACCCAGTAACCACAATCGGGTTGTACCTCTTTTTCTATCGACTGTATCGTAAAACATCATTAATTTGTCGGGTTCTTTCGCTATGTATAATGTGCGGCTCATAAACTCTTCAAAAATTATGTTGTCTACGTCAAGAAAGCTCACAGATGAATAATTTTGTTCTTGAGATAATGCTATGTAGTAGCCTATCTTTTCTCCCTTTACTTTCTTAAAGTTTTCTACATCAAAAAACCCAAAGTATATAGCGCCGCGCCATGCAATTATTGTATTATATCTGCCGTCTGTTAATTTTTCTATATCTACGTCTGAGAAGTAGCCCTCTACTTTACTTGTTGTTACCTCATCTTTCCAGCGCCGTAGTAAAATAAATCGCTTGCCAGTCTTAAGATAATATTCTACCGCTTTTTTATGCTTGAGCTGATAGGACTTGCCTTTACTTTTTGCGCCGTAGATTAAATTAAATAGACAATTTTCGTTATCAAGTTTGTCTAAGTTGTAATGAATTCCGTCTTCTTTCATATATAATCACCTCTTTTTTTTTTAATTTTCTGAACTCAGTTCACTTTTTTATTCTATAAATCTTGCACGTTTAGAACTATCACCACATAACTCGGCATATTCTAATGCTTTACTTAATATATATGTGGTTGGTAATATGCAACATCCACTTTTATCCTCTATTGTTTCTGTATTTCCTAAATAATCAGTTAATTCTATATGATGTTGTTCATCTAAGTACATTAATATGTGTTTGTTTGTGTCCTCATATTTGAATACTAAGTCATCTTTAAAATTGTGTATGTTGTTGTTTAAGCTTTTAACGCCAGACTTAGGAACACCAGACACAGTTATGTGCAGTTCGTGTTCTTTCTTAAAATTGTAGTCTTTCTTAAAGCCGTACTTATTTTCGTATGACCTATAAGCGTACTTTTTAGCACCTTGAGTTATGAATTCCTCATAATGACCATCACTGTCAAAAACACCGAGTGGGTGTTCTATTCCTTTTTTGTCTGCTGGCTTATATTTACTTATATCTATTCTCAATTTAACAGCGACTTTATTAAGTTTCTTAATAACTTCTATATTATAATCATCTATTACTTTCTTATCGTATCCGCTTACAACTTTAATACTATCTGTATCGCAGTAGACAACATATTCATCAAGCTTGCATACATTTCTTAAAAGATTGTTTCTTGCATATGCTGTTACCCATACACCATATGCAAAACTCAAGAATGACTTTTTCTTTTCACTATTTAATAATTCTTGTATCTCTTCATTTGTAAGCGGCTTATCCTCTAACCAGTCATAATCGTTGTCGTATTCTACTATATCTCTAATAGTGTTTGTTACAGACATGCCATATAATGCATTAAATTTATTCTTTTCTTTCGCATATTCTAATTCTTTGCCTTTTACACCTTTAAATTGTGTTTTGTTTACATACTTATCGAGAATAAAGTTAATAAACAATTTAGGAAGATAGTCATATAGAGAATAGTAACTTTCTAATATTTCATAACTGTCATAGTTATGGCTATCGCAGATAAATTTAAAGTCTACGTCTGTTAAAGTTATTTCTAACTCTTCCGCTTTCATAATACGACCATTGTCATATTTAGCCCCTTTAATTTTATGACATTTATTATTAGATATAAAGTTGTTGTAATACTTGCTACTTATATTAGTAAACTTTACTTTTAATAAATATGCAAAACTATCAAGCATATCTTCACGTCTTTTAAGCTTACAAGGTTTGAATACTGTTGAAGGATATTTTTCACTAACCATAACATAAGGATAAGAACTTGTAAAATCCCAGCTGTCGACACCTTCTGTCAGTACCTCATCTGTGTAAATCCAATTTGCATGAGTGTAGCCACCAGCGAACGCATCGCACAGCATATTATATATGTGCGGGTCTGTATTTATTGCTTTAAATACTTTGTTTCGGTATTGAAAGTTGCTTATTGTTAAAACCTTTAATTCTCTCCTTACATGTCCAGTACTTGTTAGTGGAATTTTATCTACTTGTGTATATTCTTCTAGTTCGTGTATTATGTAGTAGTATACCACTAAACAGTCATATTCACAGTATCCAAGCTCCTTAAATGTAAGTGGTGTTTTACTATTTCTTAATTTTGTATAATCTAAGTCACCTACCTTTTTTTTAACTGGGAGATTAAATAGCTTAGGAAGTTCAGCAAGTGCCGCGTTACTCATAAAGTAGCTACACCTAAATTCTATGTTAAAATCTTCCATAACAGCTTTCATCACTTTGTGTTTTTTACGTGCCATTACTTCACTAAATCTAAATACAGATTTAATGAATTGGAATTCGTATGATAAATTGTGTACAAAGATTATTTTGTGTTCATCACAGTTTTCTTCTATACGTATTATAAATTCTTTAAGTTCATCCCAAGTGCGCCCGAAGTACACTGTATCATTAATCCCAAACATCCATATGTACATACAAGAGTGCTTTTCTGCTTCTTGCTGTTCTTTCTTAGACATATTAAGATATTCTAAACTATTATATATTTTATTGTTTAAGTATAAAAATGAGGTAGTTTCTATATCAAATGTATATATTGTGTTATCAACTTTTTTTCGTTTTCCTTTTATATCTGGATTGTGTCCACTATACTTAGTCCAATACAACATTTAATACACCTCTTTTTTTATTACAGCTCCATTTCTCCGAATTTTCGAAGTGCTGTTCTATCTTCAGAAATATCGAAAACATGACGTAATAAAGCTTTCATATCCTCATCATTGCCTAAATCAATATAACTTTCTGCTATTTCAACAAAATCTTCAAAACTTCCATTTTTTTCATGAACTTCAACAGCTATTTTTGCTAATTCATACTTGACCTCATTTGTTAGTTTATAATCATCACTGGAAAAGAATTCATATAACATGCCAGCTTCTTTACTTGTTAGGTCAAATGCTTCACCAATGCCAGCTTTAATTTTAGACATATTCTCTTGTACACCTTTTACTGTAGAAGTTTTAGATTTAAGAAAGCTGTCTGTTGCTTTTAATATAGCTTTCATTTGTCGATTAGAAAGGTTTTTATTATATTTTATATAACCTTTTTCAGTTACAGCATTTAGAATATCAATATCTAATTTATTTAATAACCTTGTAGCCGCCCAGCCAGGGTCGTCCCCAAAATGTCCACGTAATCTTTGTAACTTTGCATTTGTTCTACGAACTTGTGTAGATAATTCTTTGTATAGTTTTTCGTGTTCCTGTTCACGTGTCATATAATACCTACTTTCTTTTATAAGGAGTTATTATTGCTAAAAGTTCGTTATCTATTCCATAGATATAAACTAAGTCGTGTGAATTATATGTCTGTTTAAAGATTAAAAAATCAGTATCAGATATATTACTCATTAGTTTATTCATATATTCCATTTTTAACTCTGTATAACATCCAGTATCTATATTATATAGAGATAAATATTGTTCATTATTTATTAGTCTTATACAGTCAGCATCTAATACTGCCATTTTAGAAGTATCTTTATTTAATATCTTTTTGTATCCGTCTTCTATTATATTAAAATAAGAATATTCTTCTAAATATTCCTTATTAAACATACCTAAATCAGTTATATATAAAGCTTCCATTTTATATCTTACACAATTATTTCTAAAATCTAATATATAATTACTGCCACTTTTCTTATGCAATCGTTTTATCAAGTCTTTAATAATTTTTTTGTTTGTTATCATATCATACCTCTTTTTTGAACTCAGTTCACTTTTTTTAAAAAAGGACTTGCAAATACAAGTCCTTTGCTGAAAATTATGATTATTAACACTATTTAGATATTATTATTATAGTTTGTTACTTTAATTTTCGTAACTTGTTTCCTGTGCTAACTGCGGTACTGCCTTGTATCCTTTTCCCTTTTTGCACTTGACTTCACGCACAATGAACTTGTTAGTGTATTCTGCGTAATCACCTACGCTTACATCAAACATGGTTCCAGTACCACAGTGAATAACACCCTTTTCCTCTGTATCGAAATAAGATGTTTCGATAACATCCTCTCCGACTGTTATAACTGCTTCTGCTGTTCCAGTAATTGTTATGTGTTCACCGACTAACTCTGATACACTAATACTGTTTACATCACCTCTTGCACACATTACCTTAAATAATTCACTATTTAAACTGCCGTTTAATGTGTCTTCCTTGATTTCTACTTTGTAGTTTGTTACTGATTTTGACATGATTTTTAATCTCCTTTTTTTTATGCTTATATTTATATTTTCTTGATTAGCTTATTCTGCTTGACTTATAGCGCAACCTTTATCAACTATACCGCTTGTCTTCATCAGCACACAAGTTGCTATCTTGTGTGGACGGCATATGACTGCCGTTTCGACTTTATACAGCCAAAGATATAGATACACTTAATATATTATTATAATATGAAAAATAATCTACCATTAAATCTCTAAGTGTATGATTATCTAATACTTCTAAAAATGTCATACAAGTATATTCTGTGTGAGAGTAAGTCAATTCACTCACTTTAATATATCTAAAAGTAAAATTAATAGTATCATCTAAGTTAATGTTGGTAAATTTCTTTAAAAGTTCTAATAATGTCATAATGTTACCTCTTCTTTCTTTGTTTGTTGTTTGTTGATTGTTGTTTGTTACTCTTGTCTTTCGACATGATTATAATAACATAACGTGTCGGATAAGTCTTGAATAAATTGTAAATGATTTGTT